TTACATAAGGTGTAATAAATGGAACATATAAGGAAATCAAATAATGGATTAATATTCACAAACAAATTAAAGGGAATAGAAGTAGAATCTACTAAAAATGTTAAACTATTTAATAATTTAAAGAGTAATCTTTGGGAAGAGTTTGCACGAGCTTATAGTGGGGTTTTCCCTGGGAATACTTATTACGACTTACAGTTTAGTTGGGACAGGAAGGACTGTATTAAACATTATCTTAAAAAAGCAATTGCTGATGCAAAAAAAGATTTAAAAAAATTAGAAACAATGGCTGTGTTATGCTCAAGAAATAATATTTTTGTGAAGGGTGAAGATGATGGAAAATAATGGTAAATGTAAAAATTGTAAATACACAGGTTATGTATTGAAAGATACTCATGACTGTTGTCCAAGTTGTTTAATGAATAAAATTGATCTATCTTATGATTATTTGAGTGACGAAGATTATGCTTATGAATATGAAGCTGAAACAGGTATAAAGTTGGCTGATAAAGTTGTAGGTAATTCTGCAGAAGTTAAAGGAGAACTTACAATAAAATCAAAAGATGGTGCAATTCAAGTCATTATCGGTTTGATGGAAACTTTTAATATATCTACAGATGAATTAGATTTTTAGGTGAATCAGATGAAAGTTAAAGAATTAAAAGAAAAATTAAAAGAATTTGATGATGATCAAGATGTTGTAATTTATGGATGTTATGCATCTGAAGGAGATATTTTGGAAATAAGTGAAGAAAAATGGTATAGTGATAAAAAATGTTGTGCAATTTTTTCAGATATTTGTTCAGGTTGATTTGAAATTAAAATTTAGGTAATTGGAATGGAACAAAGAAATCGTAATTGGAATGAATGGAATGGATCAGATATTATATATGCCTTATATGCAGGAGTTATTATTACAAGCGACGGAGATGAACATCATATTAGTTGTCCTGCATTAAAAGGATCATATGGATTACATATAAAACATACAGTATTTATTCCCAATAGACTTCCTGATAGAATTATATGTGATAAATTAGATTGGTTAGAAAATAAACCTGTAGTTCGATTATTTCCTGTCGCTAATGGAGAATATAAAGAAACTCTTGAAAAAGAAACAGAATTACAATTAAAAAAATGGAGAGAATCAGATGGAAGAAGAAAACACAACAAAAAGTAAAGTAAGTAACATAAGTATAGGATTTAGTATTGCATCATTATTTCTTGCTCCGATACCGTTAGGAATTGTTGCATTTATATTAGCATTGATTGCAATAGGTAAAGATGAAAGCAAAGCTGTATGGGCATTAGTATGGAGTATATTGTTACCTGTAGCAAGTTTTATTATGGTATTACGTGCATTGGGGTCCTTGTAGAATGAAAATATTAACTAGAAAAGAATTTTTAAAGATGCCTTCACAAACAGTTTTTTCATATTATAAACCTGATTTTTTTAATGGTTTGATGATTAAAAGTTCAGGAGAAGATGATGTAATAGATTTTACTGTGGAAGATTTAATAGAAATTGATATTTATTTCCATGCATTAAATCAAGGTGAAAATGTACCTGCAACTTTTGAATGTTCTGGAAGAGAAGGTTTATTTGATGATGAACAATTATTTGCAGTATATGATAAATCAGATGTAGAACGATTAGTTCACAGATTACTTAATAATCCGTATAAAGGGTGAAGAAAATGAAATTCGAAGAAGCAGTTAAATTAAGAAAAACAGGAGTTATAATTATTTTAAAAGATTTTGAAGGGAAAAAAACATTAACTCCAGAATCAGTTGCATATTTAGAAATAAGAAATAGATTCGTGGTTGTTGAATGTGGCAGACTACAATGGAATATTACAGCTGAAATGAGTTTAAGTGATGAATGGGAAATTGTGGATGAAGATAAATATTGGACTTTATTTTCACAAGTTGAAACTAATCCTTGGTTAGGTAGTTGTAATAGAGTAAGTGATGTTAAGAAATGTAAAGATTTACAAATGAATGATGTAGGGATTACTGGTTCTGAAAAAAATGGATTTATTGTCCCTGAAAGTATAAATGGTCAAAAAGTACTTAAGGCAATAAGACGATTTGGTGATTTAAAATGAAAAAAATAGAAATAGTAGTAAAAGATGATGTAAGTGAACAAGATATTATGGATGTATTTGTAAAGAGTAAATTTAAAGTTGAAAGTATTGAAATATTTCAAGAAGTTAAAGAATATAAATTAACACATAAATATAGTTTTGAAGATAAATTAGAATCTGGCTGCGATATGATAGATAAATTAATCAAAAAAGTAAACGATAGTAACTTTAATCTAAATGGTGAATAAGATGAATGCTCTGGAGATATTTGATAAATTTAATTTAAAATGCTGGAAAGTGAGAGATGCAGATGTTGAAGAATTTATTCAATCTACACGAAATGAATTATTAAAAATGGAAACCGAAGAATTAAAATTGATGTCAGTTTTACAATATATTAAAAGCATAGTAAAGAAAGTTAAAGGTGTTTAAATGAGATGTAAAGTTATAGATATTGGAAAAGAAGATATATATTTTCAAACGAAAAATAAATTTATTGGTAAATATGTTGAAACTGATGATTATCCTCGTCAAGGAGTTTTCGATCGTATAGATATAGTTATGGATAATGAAGAATATTATTTTAATGAAATAAAATTAGAAATAATTAATTCTAAAATTGTACAAATAAATTTATATGATTTATTATCTGATTTAGAAAATATTAGTTGTGGTGATAATTGTAATATTGCTGTAGATAAATTAATTACTAAATTAGAAATTAAATTTGATATTAAAAAAAATGAATAGAAACATTTATATATGTGTGTAATATTATTTATTACATATCAGACAATAAGAGTGCGTATTGTGTTTGGCGTATTTTTGTGTTAGGAAGTGACTTTAAGATAAGCTTAAGATTGTCTTGGAGTTCTCTATAAGCCTGAAAAACTTATAGAGCCTTATTTTATTTATGGGAAGATAGCTTAATCAAAGCAACTTGTAATGTAATATAGCATAACTCGAGAATGATGTATTTAGAATTTACAAGAAAGATGCGTGTTTTAAATCCGCTCTTCTCTGCTTTTAATTAATGGGGAATGAAACAGGAAGGCTGTTTTCGTTGTAAGGTTCAAACCCTTAGTTCCCTGACATTTATACTCATGTCATGAGGCGCATTGGCGGGATGCGTCGGTCGACAGATAGGATTTTTGTTTATACAAGTCCATCCGCCACTTATTATCAAAGGTAAACAAAATGGAAAAACAAGATGATGTTCGATTTGAATTTGGTTATGAAGATATAACTATTGAAGGTATTAGTGGAATGGCTTTTGATGTAATAAGATCACCTGATTTAGAAAATGGTCTTGATGTAGACAAACCTCATATTAATTTCATGACTGGTGAAGTTGATGATGGACATAAAATTTTAGGTACATTTGAATTTAAACAATTACAAAATTTAGAATTATTTGAAATGGGTTTAAAATTAATTCAACGTTCATTAGAAGAAGAAGATCTTTTAAGAGAATAATTTATTATCATAGGGATCATGCAAATTAAACTCTAACCCGTTTATTTATACACTACACCTTAGCATGGTCCTTTTATATTTATGCACATGTAGCTTATGCGGTCAAAGCATTCTGGCTGATTTATCTACAGAAGATGCAAGTTCAAACCTTGTCGTGTGCTCATATTATTTAAAATGTTAAAACCTATAAATGTATTCAAACCATTCGGATGGCAATTAGCTCCATTAAGAGATAAGAATCCTGTAATGTTACTTACTGGCGGTGCAGGTGGTGGAAAATCTCTTGTAGCAGCTGAAAAAATACATGCATATCTTCTTAAATATCCAAATGCAACAGGATTACTTCTTAGAAAAGCTCGTGAAACATTAAAAAACAGTACATTACTTTTATTAGAACATTCTATAATGGGAAAGGATCCTAGAGTTATTCACAAAAAAAACGATCATCGATTTGAATATTCAAACGGTAGTATTTTTGCATATGGTGGTTTGAAAGATGAAGCTCAACGAGAAGCTATCCGTAGTATTGGTAAATCTGGAAGTGTTGATATAGTTTGGATGGAAGAAGCTAATGCATTTAAAGAAGAAGATTATAATGAAGTTCTTGCACGTATGCGTGGTAAAGCTGCACCTTGGAGACAAGTAATATTAAGTACTAATCCAGATAAACCAACTCATTGGATAAATAAAAGAATAATATTAGGCGGTGGCGGTTCTGTTTATTATAGTAAAGCTACTGATAATCCTTCACTTGATGAACAATATTTACAAACATTAAAAAGTTTAACAGGAGTACAAAAGCTTCGTTTATGTGATGGTCTTTGGGTCCAAGCAGAAGGAGTAGTATATGATTCATTTGAACCTGAGACTCATGTATATAATGAACAAGATATTCTCTGGCGAGATTATAAAGAATTTATTGCAGGTGGGGATAGTAATTATCCTCTCCCTAGAACTTTATTATTAATTGGTGTACGTGGTAATGGTGAATATGATATTATTGCGGAATTTCATCAAGAACGATGTGAAGTTGAAACAGCTATTACTTGGCTTGAGAAAATGGCACAAGGATTAAATAGGAATATTCTTTTATTTCATGATCCGAGTGATCCTCAAAGTATTACTAAATATGATCGTGGCAAACGTATAACTTGCGAAAAAGCAAAGAATGCTGTTATCCCTGGAATAAGTATAGTTGCAGGATTATTTAATCATAATAAAATACGAATACATAAAAGTTGTGTTCATTCAATTAAAGAGTTACAAAGTTATTGCTGGAAAAAAGGTAAAGAAGGCGAAGAAGTTGTAAAGGAAGATGATCATTTGATGGATTGTTTAAGATATGGATTATATAGTAAACAACCAACAAAAAAGAAAATAATAGGTGGTTTTATATAAATTAATATTTATTTTATAAATTATTTATGTGAGGTTAAATAATAAAATGGGACAAGCAGAAGTATATGAGTTATTAAAAGAAGTTGATTTTATTTCAAGAAAAGATATTGAAGAACATTTTGAAATTCCAGTGGCACATGCAGACAGATTATATAATTGTGTTAAGAAATATAAAGATGTTAAAGAATTAGAAAAAATCGTCACTAGACGCATTAGAGGAAACAGCGATAGACGTTTTGTTGTACAATTTATTACTTTAATTAAATAATGATTTGTGTTATACATATATAAATGACATAATCAATTTTTTGTTTATAATCTAAAATGGTATCTGAAAATAATTCTAGCTCTCCCGTAGACACGGCAAAACAATCACCTAATGTAGATATAGTTACTTTTTCTAATGGTCAATACTGGAAAGATAATTTAACTAATAATGATTTTTTATATTTATATAGGCGTAATGGTATTGGTAAAAAGATAATTCGAATGTTTAAGAATGATATGTTTAAACATAAAACTATTATTGATGATAATAAATATGATGATCTAAGAGAACAATATAATATGGATGAAGTTGTTAAATTAGCTCATACTAATGCATCTGTAAGTGGATGGAGTTTGATTTATTTAGATTACGGGGATGTTGTTAATACTGCGGATTATGATACAGATGCCCCTGTTAACAAAGTTCCAACTTCATTGTATGTTATTCCTCGTGCGTGGATAAAAGAAGATTCAAAACAAGAAGGACAAGATCATGATAGAAATTATTATGAAATTAGTCAAGCTTCAGGTAGTACTTTTAAAATACATGAATCTCGGATCTTACGTGTTAATGTAAATGATGAAGAATCTAGTTTATTTGAAAGTTCATATAATAGTTTATGGACTGCTGATAATGCATTATGGAGCACTGGTCAAGCCCTTTGGAGATTTGGTCAAGGATTCCCTGTTATTACAATTAAAGATCCAGAAGATGTTGTAGATGAAGCAACTGGTCAAACTATGAGTGAAGCTCAATATCTGAAAAGTAAAGGACTTTTACGTAATATTAACAGTCAAACTGGTTTTATTGGTGATGAACGTTATAATTTTGATTTTAAAGGTGCTGAAGGTAAAGCTCTTAAACCTGCTGAATTTTGGGAGATAATTTTAGAATGGATTAGTATGTCTGTTGATATTCCTAAAGATGTTTTACGTGGTGCTAGTGCAGGTGCTGTAACTGGTAGTCAAACTAATTTAGAGATTTATTATAGTACTGTACATTCTAAACAAACAAATGAAGTTACTCCGATCTATAAGGATATATTTAATTTACTTAATATTGCATTAAAAGATACTGATTTTATTTATTTACCAGTTTTTGAACAATCTCAAGAACAACAATCTATAACTTTTAAAACTGATAATGAAGGTTTAGCAATTTCTATTCAAAATGGTATTCTAACTAAAGAACAATCTTTTGACATACTTCAACGTAGACATCCATATTTGAAATTAGAATCTTATGAGGTTGAACCAAGTGAACCTATTCCTACGAATAATACTAATCAGCCTAATATTGACTCTAACGATAAAGATGATCATGATGTATTAGATCCAAATTTAGATATTAAACATATTATGAATCAACACAAAGATGATTCTCCTTGTAATTGTGGTTGTAATGATGCTGCAAGTTTAGAAGATAGTCCGTTGCCTAATTCTGTTCAAAAGACTGAATCCAAATACATGAAGGATATGTTTAAGCAATATAAAGAAACTAATAAAAGTGTATTTAATATTTTAGATGCACTTAATACTGATTAAAATGCCAACTCCACAAAAAAACGAAACTAAAGAAGATTTTATTCAACGTTGTATTCCTATTGTTATTGATGAGAAAACAGCCGAAAATAATGAACAAGCTTTCGCTATTTGTAATAGTATGTATGAACAATCTATAGAAACTGATGCAATATCAGGTAATATTGATAAAGCTAAAAAACAAATCACTCAAGTATTTACTTCTCAACGTCAAGCATATGATCTTATTATTGAAAAATATTTAAATCAAAGTTTTGATGAAGGTGTTATTCAAGCAGCAAGAGATTTGAGCATGGATCCTACTGATTTAGTTGATTTTACAAGAACTAATGCGATTAAAAAAACTTTAGTTGATAATGCTATTGTAATTAATATTGATTTATTTGATTCTATCAATAAAGATATAACTTTATTTTTAACAGACATTGAACTTAATAATATTAAATTTACTAGTGCTGGTTTAAAGAAAGAAGTACAAAATATTTTTTCAAAATATGATGGTCGATTACGTAGTCAAGTTGTAACTGAAATCACACGTTCAGCTAATCAAGGTATTAATTACGGTTATAAAAAATCAGGAATTGTTGTTAGTAAACAATGGGTTGCTGTTATTGATGGTAAAACTACAGGCATTTGTCGTGCAGGTAATGGTGAGATAGTTCCTTTAGGTGAGCCATTTAGTATTGGAGAATATACAGCTCCTTTTCATATAAATTGCAGATCAAAGATAGTCGCAGTTACTTTAAGTAGACCTACAAAATCTTAAGCACATTTTAATGAATATGAATCCCATGCCCTAAACTTCTTCTAAGTTCGTATTCATTAATTTGTGTTATACATATATAAATAACTATCGTACTATTTGGTTTATAATGAAAAATATTATTTTAAAAGATATTAATTCCGAAAAATTAGAAGGTGTTGATTTTATTTTCGCTAATGATAAAATTATTATTTATAATGTTCCTATTGTTGCTGAATTAGTTCAACCATATAATAATGGTTTCGCATATAAAAGTGCTGATGAAATTAATAAGATTTCTGTGATTAATACTCCTGTAACTATGTTAAGTGATGTTGCAGATCACCCTAATATGCAATTAGCTGATATGTCTCCAACTCAAAGAACAGATGTTCAAGTTGGTTATTTAACAGAACCTTCTAAACCTAAAACTACTGATAGTGATAAAAAACGTTATGCTGATATGGTTTTAGATGATAATGATTTAACTCGTACTATGTTAGATGCATATAAAGCAGGTACAATTGTTGATGTTAGTATTGGATTTAGTTTCGAATATGTAGCAGACACAGGTGTATTTGATGGCGTTAATTACGATTACAAACAAACAAACATTAAACTAGATCATTTAGCAATTTTAATGGATGCAAGTGGTAATATTGCTCAAGGTCGAATGCCTTCTCCTATAGGTGGCATTGGTGCTGATAGTGAAAATAATGGTGTTAAAATGACAAACCAAACAAATGATGCTTTTGCTGGAGAACTATCTAATTTAGTTTCTACTTTACAAGCAAATAATACAAGTCTTAATCGTCAAGATGTTATGTCTTTATTACAGGACCAACTATGGTTATTAAGAGAAAATGAGGGATTTGATATGAAAGATAAAAAAGATATTGCTTCTTTAACTGAAGAGAATAAGCAATTAAAAGATAAATTGGAAGAATCCAATGCAAAACTATCTGCAATTGACTCTGTTAAGGTCCAATCCGATATGGATGCACTTAAAACTGCAAAGGATGAAGCAGAAAAGAAATTAGAAGAAGCTGAAACTAAAAAGGAAGAAGCTGAAACTAAACTTGCAGAAAAAGAAACTGAAACTAAAGAAATTTCAGATAAGTTAAATGTTTTTGAAGAGAAAGCTAAAACTGAAATGGATGCAAAACGAACTGCATTAAAAGAAGCTAATAAAGATATGGCTGATTTATTCGATAGTGCAAGTGATGATATGATTTTAAAATATCATGAAAAATTAGTACAATCACAATCAGATTCTAATACTTCTCGAAGTATCGGTGCTGATATGAATGGTGTTGATTCCGAAGATGAAGCTAAAAAAGATTTAGATCGTTTTAATTCATACACAGGAAAAACAAATAAATAGGTGAAATAAATGGCAATTAAAGAAATATTTCCATATGCAGGTAATGGTGACGGTGCTACTTTTAGAGCAGCTGAAACTTTAACTCCTGGTGAATATGTAAAAATGACATCAACAGGTATCGCTCAAGCAGATGCTGGTGAGGCTTACATTGGTCAAGTTGAATTTAATAACGCTCATGTAGCAATTAAAGAAAGAATTACTTATCTAGATGATGAGATGGTTCCAGTTAAATTAAACGCTCCTGCAAGACAAGTTATTGCAATGGGTGTAATCGCTGTTGGTAATTATGTTAAAATGACTACTGGTGGACGTGTTATTGTTGAAGCAACTGCTACTACAAAAACTTTAGCTACTGTTGGTATTGCAATTATTGCAAGTGCTGCTGATGATGACGTTATTTCAATAGTCCCAGCTTATTAGGTAAATAAAAATGATGAACGAAAATGATAGTGACAATTCTTACTTTTCAAAAGAAGAATTACAAGAGTTCGACAAAGTTTTAAGTAGACCTCCTGAATTAGATTTAACATTTGATCAGGTTTTCAACATTAAACGAGGTCAAAATAAACTTACAAAGCAAGGTTTCTACGATGTTAAAGATGACACTGAAAGAAAAGCTGCTTTTGTTATGAGTTTAGCACATGCAAAAAAAATCAATGTTAGTAAAAATAGAGTAAGTTTCTTTGTTTACGATGATGCTGTAGCATATGATTTAAACATGGATGATATTGAAACAACTAGAGCAAGTAATATGCCTATTGATACTGAATCTTTAACTGATGCAACTCGTGATGTTAATGAAACTTTAAATACATTAGCTTATGCTGGTGATGTAACATTTGGTCTTCCAGGTGTATTAACTGCTTCAGGTGTAACTACAATCACTGGTGCAGATATTGACTTAAGTTCAAATGTTGCTAATGATTTTATTGGTTACTTTAATAGTTTACCACGTAAGTTTAGATCACGACCATATACTTTAGTTTTAGCTGACGCTGAATATAAAAAAATGGTTAAGATTGGAAATACTTACAATGATAAATCTGTTATTGATCAAATCTTAGCTGCAATTCCTAACTTAGAAATTGTTGTCGAAACTAATTTAACTGCTGGAACTGTTTTATCAGACGGAACTACTTTAGACGCTGGAGTTGCTTTATTAATTCCAAAAGTTCAAGAGTGGGTACGTATGAGATTATTTATGGCTCCTGAATTAAAAACTGGAATCTATAATGATGTTGGACTTGTTAAGAATACTGTTAGAGCAAGAGCAGGACCTGTTGAATTAGTTTTCCCAAGTTCTGTTGGTGTTATTGATACTCTTAATGGTTAATTTTTTTCTTTTTTTTTAATTTTTAAATTTAGAATGGTGATATTATGAAGAAATATAAAGTAGAACAAAATCGTGTAGCAATTGGGGCTAATGTATATGAAATCGGCGAAATTATTGACAAAGAAATTCCTGTTAAATTTCAACCAAGTGTAAAAAATCTTGTTAAGAAAGGAATCTTAATCCCTTTTGAAGATAAAGTTGTTGAACCTAAAACTCCTGTTGGTTCTGTTGAAACTAATGCTGAAAAATCTAAACGATTAAAAGCAGAAAAAAAAGCTAAAGAAGCAGAAGCAAAAAAGCAAGCAGAAGAACAATCTAAAAAAGATTCTGAAGACGAAATTAAATCTGAAGTTGAAGTTACTGCAGAATTACCTTCTCAACCTAATCAATCAAATTAATTTTTTTTTATTTTTCTCTTTCTATTCATATGCATATATAAATGAGTTTACGTGATTTTTTAATATTATTATAATATATGAGCGTGATAAATATGGCAATAGATTTAATTCAAAACCCTAGAAAATGTTATTTAGTTACTCCATCTGATAGTACAGATTTACCAACTCCTGGTGCTTTACGTATTGATGCTGATGGTGCTTTAAAAGTTACTTTTATTGATGATACAACTCCTGTTGAAATGCTTGTTATAGCTGGTGAACGTATCGAAGGTATAGTAAAAAGAGTACATGCAACAGGAACAAGTGTTAGTAGATTACACTGTTTCCCAATATCAGAATAGATCTAAAAATGGTTTTAGAGATACGAAATAGAATAGTATTAAAAAATAGTATTTTATTAAGAAATATTCCTCCTAATAAAGCTGAACTTCTTCAATGGTTACTTAAATTAGGTTATCAACAAAATAGTGATACTGGTATTTGGGAAGCTATTGATAAGATGGGTAATGAAACTCGTCCCATCCAAGAAGGTAAATGTTACCAATTTGATGACGCTGCTACTGTTGAATTTAGTAAAAGTGATATAGATTTAAGCGGTGAAACTTATTTAGATTTTGAAATGGATATTTCAAGAGCATTGGGTGAGATTTTTGCGATTCATCAATGGGATGATAACGATAATAGATTAGAAATGAGATGGACTGCTTCAAATACTTTAGCATTTTATATTTCTAACGGTACATCAGCAGGTATAACTAAGGTTGTTTCACAAGCAGGAAAATCTACATTACGTTTTATCTTTGATGGATCATTAAGCGGAAATACTAATAGGGCTAAAATATACTTAGATGGAGTTTTAGTTACAGGGGTGTCTGAAACAGGTACTATTCCAGCAAGTTTACCAAGTTTTACAGCTGATTTTAATTTTGGAGAATTTGGTACTGTTAAAGCTAATTCTAAATTAGGAAGAGTAACACAAAGAAATTCTAGTGGTGCTATTATAGGACAATGGAACTGTGATGAAACTGGTGGAGATGTTACTTATGATTCAAGTGGTAATAGTATCAACGGAGTTATAACTAATGCAACATTATCTACATTTCATGCTACTGATAATGATTTTATAAGCTACCAAAATGAAGTAGGTTATACTGGCGGATTACAATTTAAAGGATCTAGTTATGTTTTGATTCCAAATGTATTATTCTCTATTGGTTCATTTTTTGAAGTAGATATAAATTTATTTGGAATTGTACCAACTGAATATTATATTGCAGGCAGTGGGAATGGATTCGGTTATTCTGGTTCTATATTTACGGCTTATATAGCTGGAGGAACATCTCAAACCGTATCGTATATAGCAGAAAATAAAATTGTTAAGTTAAAAGTAGTTAGAAATAATAGTACTGACTACGAACATTTTATTGACAATATTAGTATAGGTACTGTTAAAACTCTCTCTTCAGCTTCTATGACTATAACAGATATAGGTGCTTCAACAAGTAATGGTTTTAGCGGTGTAATGACTTATGCTAACATTAATGATGCTTCAGAATTTAATTTTGATGAGGAAAGTGGAACAACTGTAGCAGATATTTCTGGCAATGGTAATGATGGTATTTTAACTGGTTCAGATATAGATTGGGTTAAATTACCACGAGATGAATCTGATATTACTAAAGATATTTTTGAAAGTGATTTAGAATATTCTGGTCGAGTTAAATATAATGCTAAATTAGTTAATAGTGGTTATTATCTTGGTGATGGTACTGCTTATGTAAATTTGAATACTACTTATAGTTTTACTGATGGTGATAAATTTTTCGCTACTTTTAAAATGAAGACAGGAACAGATGTAACTACTTCACAATATTTCGTTTCTGATTATGCTTCTACTAAAGGTATTGCAACTAGAGTTGCAGGCGGTCTTTTATATGTAGGATGTGTATTAGATGCTTCTAATTATAGGTATGCTTCAATTCCTTGTGTTGCTAATACTATATATGAATGTACTATGACTGTTAATAGTGATGGTTCTATGACTGTAACTGCTAATGGTGTTACTAGTTCAGGTCATTCAATTGATGTTGGAGATATTGTAAGTAGTAGATTTTCAGGAAGTACATTTAAATTATTTGCTACAGGCACAGCTTCATCTAAATTTACAGGACCTATTGGAGATGTTAAAATATATAAAGATGATGTATTAGTAGGACAATATAAATGTGACGAAAGTGCAGGAACAATTGCTTACGATTCAAGTGGTAATGGTAATGACGGTACAATCGCAGGAGCTATATTAAGTACATTTCATTCAACTGATAGTACAGGAAAAATAAGACCTAATAATTTAATTGATGGATTTGGTGCTTATTCTGATTTTGATGGAGTTTCTTCATTTGCAGAGTATGATAATTCAGGCTTAGGTGCAGGAGACTTTTATTATAAATATAAAGGAATTATTGAAAAAGGTGCAGGATCATATAGTGCTTTTTCTGATGGGAATGCTCAAACTGGTGGTAAAAGATTTTTCTTAGGTACTGTATCAAATCAACTTAGGTTTGATATTGATGACGATATATCTAATGTTCCTACAGTGATAATGACAACTGGACAATTTGATGATGGTGATTATATAGAATTTGAAGCAGAGAGAGTGTCAGGGGAAATTTCTTGGTCATGTAATAATATCACTAAAGAAATAGAATATTCAGATACTACAACAATTACTAAAGATTATTCTTCTAATCAAACTTTAGCTATAGGAGCATATAGGGCTTTTGGTCTTGGTATAGGTGCACCTATGAAGTCGTCAGTTAGTTTATTGGAAATGGGAACATCTTCAAGTAATATAACTCACAGATACATTGGACATGATATACTTATTGATCAAGTAGGTTCTAACAATGCAACAAGTAGTTTAGATATAAACAAATTATATATTCCAGCAGTTGATAGTATAACTGATGCAATAGGAAATACTTTAACTAATCAATCTGATGGATGGCATAATGATGCTGAAACAGAGTTATTGCAATATCCTAATCCCGCAATATTTGCTACTAGTAGAGAATATACAGATATATCTGCGTCTACAGCATTATCGCCCGCATCTAATGCTTTTAATAATATATTAGATGATACTTGGATAACTACTAGTGGAAATACTACTGGTTGGATTGAATGGTCTGCAGGTGAAAAAATTGTTACTTCATATAGTATAAAACTACCTGAAGATGTTGCAGACACTTATAAAGATAGAGCTCCAAAAAATTGGACTTTTGAAGGTTATAATGGTTCAAGTTGGGATGTATTACATACCATATCAGATGAGATAGGTTGGAATATTGGTGAAAAAAGAATTTATACACCAAATAATGCAACAGCATATACTAGATATAGATTAAATATAACTGCTAATAATGGGGATGCTTCTTTTTTAGCTATTGGAGAAATTGAAGATGGTTCAAGTTTCTGGTATCATACTAATGGTGATGATTGGATGACTAGAAGTTATGAAGATATTCAAGTAAATCAACTTAATCAGATATTTGCAGATGTCAGTATAGATTTGAAAAAGAAAAATTTGCTAACTTATGAATCAGTTCAAACTGGAGATGATTTATTAAAAATATTTAAATTCATTAAAATAGGCGATATATGGGATGATACTGAAACTTGGAATGATACTGAAATTTGGAAAGGATAAATTAGGGAGATAATAAAATGACACAACAAATTTTAAACAATTTAGAAACAATGGGCGTTGCTCGTGGTAAAATTAATGATAATTTCACAGATCTATATATTAGAAGTAAAGGTAATATGTATAATACAGATACTCTTATTGCAACATTAGTAGATGCTGCAACTTGGTATCCTATGATAAGTGTAGATTTATCCGCAAATAATTTACAGGATTTTACATTTAATAATGGTGAATTTACATATACAGGAGATAGTGGTAAATCTTTTAATTTTTCTGCACATGCAACTATTGAAGTTGATAAAGCTTGTTTAATGGATTTTGCATTATTTGTAAATGAGACAATGGTAACTGGTGCTACCAGTCCTGTAGAATTAACTGCAAGTGATAAAAAAAGTAATATAGGTATATCAACAATTTTAACATTAGATACAAATGATAAAGTTACAGTTAGAGCAAGAACGAGTGTTGCTAATACTGGATTAACAACATTTAGTGTAAATAATGTTTTATGGAGTTAAAATGACATTTAAATTAGATATTGAAAAACATAAAACAGATACTATTGTAAAAAAATTAACAACTCAACTTATTCCTGATGTTATTGATGTTAATTTACCATACGAAGATCCATATAGTACATTTAAATCATTATATGATGCTAATATATCTATAGATGGTTTTATTGGTTGTGTAGTTGTAAATCCATCTGTATTAAGAAATGATGTTCCAATTAATTTTGAAAATAGTTCTATTTTTGATGAAGATGGTGAACTTATTAGACAGAAAACTTGGTTAGAATATACTACTACTTATTTAAAAGATGGTACTGCAATTATTTTAATAGGATATCGAGATGAGAATGGTAATCGTTCTGAAGAAGTATCTTATAAAGAATTACGAGATTATGTTAATCATTTTGGTATTGATTTGATTAAACATAGAGATGATTTTATTGATCTTATTTCTTCTAATGAGGATGTAATTTAATTTTTTTATTTTTTTAAGGTTGGTTGTAATGGTTATTGACGTAATAAACAGAGAAAAAATGGCAAAAATGGAGACTAATGTATCGTGGATTAAAAGTTCTATGGTTGAACTTAAAGAACATAATAAAAATCTATATGATAAAATGGATACTTTTATTCAAATTTGTGCAACTAAAGAAGAACTTTCCGCTGTAGAAAAACAAAGTCAAAATGATTTAGATAATTTTAAAGATACGCTTAAAGAAGAAAATAATACTAAAACTACATGGTATCAAACTTTATTAAATAATGTCATACCATTAGCTAATTTCGCTTTTATTATTGTATTAGCTTACATGAATTTTTCAAAATGAATTTAGAATCAACTATTAAAGAATCTTATATTTTCAAAGGTTTTAAGAAAAATAAAATGCCTAAAATAACTAATACAATTAAACAAAGTAAAAATTATTCATTGGTTTTATTCATAATATTATTATTATTTAGTATATTTTTATTTTTTAATACTCATTCGATAATTAATGATGAATCATTAGACAGATCATGTCGATTGGTTAATACTAATGCAGAATATAAAAAAGGTTATTTTCCTAATAATATAATTTGTAAACAAAATAATAAAATATTTGAAATTAAAAAAAATGTAAAATTAAACCATTTAGGTGATTAATATGGCTATAACAGATGAAAAAGAAAAAATAAGAATTATGTTGATTCAAGATCCAACTGATGCAACTATTTTAACAGATGATTTTATTGATTTATATTTAGAATTTGCATCTGAATTACAAAAAAGTACTGATACTATTGCTTTAAGATATTATGCAGCGTTTTTAATTGCAGATCAATGGCAATCATTAGGGTTTGTTAATACTATTGAAGGTACGCGTTTAACTCCTCCTAATGCAAACAAATTTCTAGATAATTATGATAAACGATTAAAGAATATAACAACTAATTCAAGTTCATTAATGGGTATAGCTAAAACTAGTTTAGATAAAACTCATGAATATGATAATGATACTGGTCTTTTAGTTGGACGGTGATTTAAATGACATATGGTTATCCTAGTGTAAGTACTACTATTAAATTAATTGGCGTAGATGTAGTTATTAATAGTTTACCAACTGCAACTGGTGAATTTGATGCAAATACTGAAGCACCTATTCCACAAACTCCAACAGAGATTCCTACTAGAGCACAAATTAAAACTCCTACTGATATAGAAATTAAAAATGCAGCAGGACTTATTGATATTAATAGTAAACGTTTTGTGTTTGATAAATCTTACACTCCTAAACTTAAAGATAATATTACTTATTTAAGTGTTACTTGGGAAATAGTTGCTATTAGAATATTGCCTGATCGTAATATTGCATTTGGTAATACGGACCCAATTTAAAATGGCTAAAATCAAATTTGATTCAACCATAAAAGCACAACAGTTTCTTAATAGTTTGAACGAATTAATGTATAAAGCACCTAATTATTATAAGGCAGTTTTAACAGAATTGGCAGGAGAAGCTGCAGCTCTTATTAAAACGAAAATAGCACCTAGGGATACTGGTAATTTACGAAGTACTGTTAGAGTTAAGATTGGTACTAATAGTGTATCTGTGATCGCAGGTGGCATTGATGGAAAAGGTCGAGGTGGTAGTAAATTCGTAAATTATGCAAGTTATGTTAATTATGGTACTTCCAGACAAAGACCTCAATTTTTTATGGAACGTGGGGTTGCAGCTGCAATTAAAGATACAAAAAGTATAGCACATAAATCTACAAGAAATTTTCTTAAAGAATTAAAATAATATTCATATGCTTATATAAATAGGTTTTCTACTTAAATTAATATATTCCGTTGGGAATTATAAAAGAACTCGTTGGGGTGAATAAATGGCAATTGATTATACTACTATTGAAAATGATCTTCTAATATCTATACGTAATGATATGCGTACTGATTCTGCACTGTTAGTTTTATTAAATATTACTGCACCAAATGCACATAATTATATTTTTAGTGATCGACCTGCCAACCAACAATCTTCTTTTCAAAATCCTAGAATTATTATAGATTCTGCTGATTATAATCCAAATAATATTGGAAATAATAGAGAAGGTTTCCATAAAGATACTTTTGATTTCCAAATCAGTGTATGGGTTGATGAAAATCCAGTACAAAATGTTAAAAATATTATTTCAAGATTAAGAATTTTATTTGATAGAAAACAATATACTGCTGTGCAGGGTGGAAATATAGAATTAGATGTTACTCGAACTAATCAAATAGTTGATCCAGATAAAGAAGGAACACGTATGGGTAATGTTTTAATAACTGCAAATATTTTACAAAAGGTGATTTAAAATAGGTAATGCATATGTAACAAGAGGAAGTACTATTCAATTAGGAAGTGGTGCTCATGAATTAAAAGCAATCATAATTGATAGTTTTGATTTAGGTATTGGTGAGACAGCAAGTAATAAAATAACTGGTTCAGATGGAACAACTTATTCATTTGCGGGTGAAGAAAGTGAAACAACTGTAGAAATTCCAATAGTTATTGAAGATGGTAATTTTGCAAACATTTTAACTGAAATTTACGGAGCTCCAGCTATTGGTTCAGGAACTAAAACTTGGCAATTAAGTGGTGCAGGTTCAACAACTACTGAATTAGTAATTGAAACTCCAGTAACTTCCGGTAATTTCCAAATGACTTACACAGCTATTAATCCGAGAGGACTTAATATTGCTGTTGAATTTAATAGTGGTGAAGGTTATTATGCTGGTACTATTCGTCTAACTCTAGACAGATGGGAAGCAAAAGAAACTGATAGTAATTAGTTTTAATTTTTTTTTATTTTTTAATATATAATCTAGGTGACAGAAGAATGGACCAAAAACAGAATATAAATAGTAGAATTTTACCAACACATTTTTATGAAGATAAAACATTTGTTGGAACTGTTAGCAATATGAAGAATGTTAATAGTGAAATATGGGATATTTTTAAAACAATTTCAAGAACTTTTGGAAGTGAAGGTGCAGCATTGGCTTATTGTATAAGTGAAGCAGTAAAAAATCCTTTAATTGCAGATATGATTGATAAACAAAGATCATATGAATCTAAACGTATTGATGAAGAGGTTTCAAAATGTCAAAAATAGAATTTTGGAATCGAAATAAAGAAGGAAATATTATTCCTCAACAAGTTAATATAGTTATAGATGATGAAGATCTAAAACGAACTATTTTACATTATGAAACTTTATTGTTAGGCACTAAAGATAATGTTAAAAAAGAAATATATACTAAGTGTATTGCTGAATTTAAGGCTATGTCAGAAGAGTACCGTGACGAAAAACAAATCTTAATGATTCCATTATTAGATTATGAAATAACTAATATTCAAAGTAAAAAAATGAATGGTAAACGTATTGGTTGTGATGGTTTACCAGTTGATGATATAGACGCTCACATTTGTGCAACTCATTGTATTGAACCTTCTTATTCTTATGAGAAATGGCGAGATATGAAAGATTCTACATTTAAATTATTAGTTGCAAATGCAATTATTAAACATAGTTTTCCTGAATTAAGTGATGCTGAAAAAAATAAAAAAAAAAAGATAGCAGACATGATTCAGACTCAATTACAGTCCATAGAGACACAATCCTCCACAAATTAGGATATACTTATAATGGTAACAATCAAATAAGTACTTTAACTCAGCACGAAATTAAACGTTTATTTAATGATTATACACGTAGCAATATGACCTCAAAAGAACGTAAAGCAGAATATGTTAGTGAGCAAATAGCTGAATTAAAAAAACAAGAGTATAAAAATGGCAAATGATAATCAAGTTGAAATAGAATTTCTTGTTAAAGAGGAATTGACTAAAGCTCTAAATAACATTACTAAAGGTATGGATAAGTTTGGTAAACAAACTAAAAAAACTTCATCCACGGCTGAAAAAGCATTTAGTAAACTTGGAAAAGTTGCAGAGAGTGCATTAGGATTTGGTATTGCTGATCTGAGTATTAAAGCAGCTGCAGCTTTTGGTGATTTTGTTAAACAAGGTGTTACTGATGCACTTGCTCTTGAACAAGCTTTACAATCTTTAGATTTACAAACTCAAAACACAGCTAAAAATCTTGTTAGAGAATTAAGAACTGCTACAGATGGTCTTGCAACTGATTTAGGTTTAGCACAAGCTGCAAATAAAGCATTAGCATTAGGAATTAGAAAGGATGATTTAGAAGGATTATTTGAAGCTTCAGCAGCAAGAGCTAAAATAATGGGTATTACTGTTGAACAAGCTGTTAATGATATTGCAACTGGTATTGGTCGAGCAAGTCCACTTATATTAGATAACTTAGGTATTATTATAAATGCAGAAGAAACTTATAAACAATATGCAAAATCAATTGATACAACTGCGGAATCTTTAACTAAATTAGAAAAAACTCAAGCTTTAACTACAAGTACAATTAAATCCAGTGAAGGTGCAGTATTAGCTTTTGGTTTATTACAAGATACAAATTCTGCTAAAATTGAACGTGCAAAGACTACTATTGAAAATTTTAAAGCATCTGTTGGTGGTATTCCTGCCGAATTTATTGCAGCTGCAACTGAACTTGAAACTTTAACAGCAGCAGCTTTAAGAACTGATGAAGGATTTCAAAGTTTAGTTATACAAGGTAAAGAAAGTGCAGCAACATTTTTAGAAATTGAAAAGAATGTTCGTTTATTATCTGATTCAGTCGGAACTCTTACAGATGATTTACAAAAATTAGCTGATGAACCATTACAATCTGAAATCGATGCTCAACGTGAAATTAATCGTTTAAGTTTAGAACAATTAAATCTAAAAAAACAAATTGGTGAACTAACAACAACTTTAGAACCAGATCAAATTAAACATAGAGATTTATTTGCTGATGATACAGATGTTCAAACTTTAACGACATTGGAAACTCGTGAAGAAACTATCAATAATTTATTAAAAGAACAACGTGATCTTATAAAAACAAATCAATTAGAACGTAAAGTTGCATTAGATGAAGCTATTATAAAAGGAGAAGCAGAAGGAACTATTTTAAAGAAAAATAAAACTTCTATTGATGAATTAAAACTTGCTTTAGATGAACGACTTATAAGTGAACAAAAAAATATAGAACTTTTAGAAGAATATAATGAAAAATTAGATACTCAACGTGAAACTATGTCTTATATTACTGAAGATATGGAACGTCAAAGAGAAATAGTCGCTGAACAAATTGAATTAATAATAGAAAATACTGATGCTGTAACTAGATTTTTTGCAACATTACCAGGTCAATAAAATGGTATTTACAATAAGAGAAGATAATATAAGTGGAGATATTTTATATCAAAGTAGTTCATCTGCGGAAGCAGGAGGATTACCTGCAATTATGTTTACTGAAAAAAGTTTTATTGAAACAATTATGCCTATTTGGGTTGAAAATAGTCGACTTAACAAAGAAGGTAGTTTTACTCATTATAATGGTAGTAATGATTCCAATATGACTGTAGAAATTATTTTAAGTGGTTCTAGTATGAATGCAAATTTAGCAATAATTAAAGCAACTTTTGATAAAGTATTATATTTAGATGCAAGTGATGTTGATTCAAATTTAACAGGAACTTATACAGTTAATATTAATCCTAAGATCACTCGAAATGTACGAGGTCTTAAATATATAACTATGAGAATGATTTGGAAAAGGTATAATAATTAAAATGGTTGACAAATTAGATTATAAAGTAGTTTTCGGTGAAAATGATTTATCAGAATATGTTGTTAATAGATTAAATGTTAATCCTACTGCAAGTGATAATGTTCCTATTGGAAATATTACTATTAGTAATTCAAATCCTTTTAATATTTCTTATGGTATGGATGTTTATTTTTATCTTAATTATACATCAGATGTATTATTCTTCGGTGGATATGTTGACGGAATAAAATCAGATGAACGTGCTGGAACTACTCTTATTTCTTTAAAGGGATTCAAAGGTAAAACATTTGGTACTGAATATAGTGGAAAATTTAGAAATGATTTAGCAAATGCTAATGCTCGTGATTTAGTTATTGCAATAATTCAAGAAAAGTTTCCTGATTGGACTTATGATACTGATAGTTTTCCTATTACAGATGTTGAATTTTTAACTAAAGCATATCAAGATGTTAAAACTAGTGTTATTTTTGATGAGATTGCTTTACGTCTAAATCGTCAATGGTGGTTAGATAATAATAAAAAATTCTTTATGCGTAGTAGAATTTATGAAGATGTATCTACTGTGATTGATAAAGATAATATTACAGGATCTATTTTAGATGATATTGATGATAGTCGTTTCGGTAATGTGATTAAAGTATTAGGAAGTAGATTTAATGTTGATCACAAAGAAGAATTTACACCAACTGGTTCTCCTGATGAATTTGAATTAAATAATTTTCCTTTGAACAGTACTCAAGTTGAATATACTGATGGAACCCCTATTTCTGTGTCTCTTGAAGGTGTTGAAAATTATGATGATAGTTCTGTTTATGATGCATATTTTAAACCTGATATTAAAAAATTAAAATTTAATGTTAATACTTCAACAATTAATGGTGATATTTTAATACGTTATCAAACTACTAGTCGTGTACGTGAAGAATTACCAGTAGCTTCTAGTATTGAAAGTCTTAATTATGAAAAAAGTTTAACTATTGATAATGAAAATATTACAACTCAAGAAGATGCGTATGAGATTGCACAACGATATGCTGATGCAAATTCACTTCCTATTAATATTTATACAATTCCAGTTTTTATTAAATCAAATGATTATTTAACAGATTTAATTCCAGGTAAACGTGCAGAAGTAATAACTGATAAATTTAGTGGATTTTATAATATTGTAGAAGTAAATCTAAGCTGGAATACTAGATCAGGATTTGTTTATGCAATACGATTAAATGATGTTCCTTTAGGTGCAGAAAATCGATTAAATAATTTACTTTTTAGAATTAATCAACGTAATGAAAAAGAACTTCTAAGTGGGGAGGGTGTGGTAAAAACACTTTATTGGTCAGGTAATATGTATATAGTTATTGATAATGTTTCTATTGAATCAACTGATGCTGATGATAATACATTCATTTTACAAGATGAAAATATAACTCCTGCACCTGATGATAGAAGTTTATTAAGTGATAGTCCAACTTTACCTAGTACTGATCCTGCCGCAATAATGCGTGATGAATTTACAACAAGTAAAGATATAATCTATATTGATAATTTGGATTTAACTTTTATTGAACGATTCTTAGATGATTTTTTTATTAATGATTCAAGTGATGGAACTAGAACTAAAGGTCTTTATGCATTATTCTCTTTAAATGATGAAATTATAAGTAAACTTGTTTTCACTGGAACTACTTCATATTCTCAAGTTGAAATTAATATAGATTCAAGTCATACTAATTATATTTTAAAAGTTAGTATTAATGGGACTGCTTGGCAAACAATAAGTCCTGATGTATTAACAGATTTAACTTTAGCAGGAACTAATATTTATTATAAAATTATAAATGATTCAGGTACTGTATTAAATTTATATGATGTTCAAGTAAAGGTGAAATAAATGGGAGTACAATCAAATCCAGTAAATGTAATATTAGATGATCTATCTCAATATTTGTTTAATAAATATAAATATATGAGTATATCAACAGGCACTAATGTAATTGCAGATGATGCAATTAATTTAGATTCTCCAGTAGAAATTAATAATGACGGTTTCAATAAAGTAAGAGAAACTACACAAGGAACTCTTAATAATAATAATTTTAGTATGTTATTTGAATTAGGACCAAGTGAACCTTTAACTCAACCTTTGAGTATTGGTCAAGTTGGTTTAATGAGTCAATTAGCTACAGGCGGTTTAGGAGTGGGTGCAAAATTTACTCCCGTTCAAACAAAAGATAATACTGTACGTTTACGATTTAGATTCAGTGGAAGTATAAAAAGAATAGGTGACATATAATGGCATTAAAAAGATTTACAGGAACAAATTTAGGACCAACTAATTTAAATGATTCTATTACGTTGGCAATGCGAATGGCTGCATTAAATTTTCAACGACAATTAATTGATAGATCTGTTGTTTTTGCAGCAGATGGTGGAGAAATAGCTGAAGCTTATACTGTAGCAGCAGGTAGAACTGCAAGCGTTGATACTGATCCAAATGAAACTACATGTTTTTTCGATACTGATAAATATATTCCAGGTATCTCTGATGAAGCAAGTGGAGATACAACTCATGATCCTGATTCAGTTCCTAATGCGGCAAATGCTTTTGATAGTGATGATTCAACTTATGCAGAATTTGCAACAACTGGAACTTCTTCATCTTATATTAAAAATTTAGGTAAAACATTCTCACCTAAACATGTTGAATATGTTAGAGTTAAAGCTTATTGTCAAAATAATCATGGTGGTCAACAAAATTATATTAGATTACAAACTTATGATGGTTCTACTTGGACTACAGTAACAACATTAGCTTCAGGTGTAAGTGGAATTAATTATGATGGATTTTATTTATTATCCGAAAATGTACAAGGTGTAAGAGTACAACTTCAATCATATACTGGTGGAACTGGATCTCCTAAAGTATTAAGATTTTATACTATTGCTTATGGAGCTCCTACAACTACTATCATAAAACATAATATTCCAAGTGGTCGTTTTAGTCCTAATATAAGATCTTGTTATGGAGTATCTATTCCTGCTACTTGGGAAGAAGGTGCAAATATAAGATTTAAATTAACTTCTGATGCTGTAACTGATTGGGGAACTTATGTAACTGTTAGTGCTACAGATATTTCAAATGAAGGTGAATTTAAAACAGGTAATTGTGATATTAGAAAAACAGGTTCTGGAGAATGGACTGTATTTTGTGTAACTGGTACTGAAGAAGATGAACGTGCAGAATTATATGCTCTTCTTTTTAATGCACAAAAAATATTAAATTTTACTAATGTAACTGCTATAACTACAAGTATTGCTCGTGATGTAGATAAACAATTTTATAGAACTAATCTGCAAATAGGTGGGGCTGGAACAACAACTAACACAGGTACAATGTCTTATTCAGGAACTTTTAATAATACTACTGATAATGATGATTGTAGTTTCTGGAGTGATTGTGATGTTACAAATGGCTATAATGATGGTGGTTCTTCACGTTTGGAAGTTCCTTCAGCTACTGTTGTAAATAGTGCGACTGCAGGTGGTAGTGATTCAAATGAAATTGGAACAGATACAACGGGAGATGAATTAAATAATCCTGCAACAATAAGTGTAGAATCTCAAGATGCATCAGGCTCATATATATCTAACGTTATAACTACTGCAATAGTTTTATGTAAAGGAACAATTAGTTGGACTTTTAATGATTATGCAGGTGCAGGATCAAGTAAAGCATACAGTGTTGTAGATTTTACTGGGGTTGAAAGTATTCCAGTTTTTACTTCTGCTAGTGCTCCAACTTTTAGTGGTGAAGATAGTGGATGGTTAAATCATGATAAAGTAACTGAATTTTCAGCATTTACTCATGAACCTGAACATTACGAAGTGGAATTAACTCCAAAACCAACAAATCCAACACCAGGTTATCCTGCAGTTTATTCGATTAGTATTCATGAAAAAATTAATGAAACTATATTATAGGTGAGAGAAATGGAAAGTATTATATTACATTGTGAGTTACATGGTGACGTAGAGCATACTAAATTAGGGAAGTATTATATTTGTAGTGAATGTCATATTGGTGTTTTAATGCCGAGAATCCCTAACTCTATCAAGAGGGCTGAAGATGTTGAAGAAACAAATTAAAGATTTATTTCGTAGTTTATTTAATTTAGATAAACTTGAAGAATTACAAAAACAATTAAAAACTGCAACTGATGATTTAATTATTTCAGAAGAATCAAGAGAGAGTTTAGCAGATAAATTGGACGGTTTAGATATTTGCGTTAATGATCTTGAGGCTGAATGCGATAAACTTGAATTTAAATGTTCAAAATTACGATTAACAATTAAATTATTAAAAAATGAGACTGAATTAGATGATCATTTTAATGCTAATGCTGATAAAGTAGGTAATATTGCATATGAAAATAAACGATTCTTTAAGAATAAAGCTATAAGTATATATCTTAATGAATTAATTCAACGTGATTCTTATGAAGTATTAAAATTTAAGAAAACTATTTCTAAATCATCTAATATTTTAACTAGGGTTAAGTCTATTGGTAATAAAACAAGTAAATTATTAACTTGGACTGATGATAAACATCTTATTAAAACAGGTGATTATTATGTTCAACCTAATGAATCTATTGTTTATAAGAAAGTAGATTGTGAAGATCATGCTTTTCTTAATGCATCATTGGATGAAGAAATAGGTGTAGTTTATGGTTTTATGACTGTTGGTGAAAAAACTTTTGGTCATGCTTGGAACTGTTTTATATATAATACTGATTTATATTATTTAGAAACTACTGGAAATAAAGCAAATATATATCTTGCAAAAACTGCAAAGAATTATGATGGTAGATTTATTGTTACTAGAACTTCTACATATAGAATAGGTAAACGAGTTGCATTCGGTAAAATTGCTGATAAAATTTAATGGGGTAAATAAGATGAAACAATTAATATTTAAGTTTATGATGAAACTTGCAATGTGGTCAATTAATTATTTATATAATTATGTTGATAAAAATAAAGATGGAAAATTAAGTCAGAATGAAATATTTACTTTTGTAAGTGATATTCGAAAACTTTTAAGTAAAATCAAAAATAAAAACTTTTAATTTTTTTCTTTTTTAATCCATCTTTTCCCATTCATTTCTTTAGTAAATTCAGCTGCAACTTTACAAGAAAAAGGTCCATATATTTTAAATTGTAATCCTGCGAATTTCTGTCTGTCATGACGTGATTTCCTTGAAGCTCCACAATAACGACATTTAAATTTAATATTAATCATATTTTGAGAAGTCATTATTGAACTATGATTTCCACAAGAAGGACATAAAACACTAAAATAATTATATTCTACCATATTTATCTTCTCCTATGTTTTGGATCATTAATTCTTGAAATTTTATGTATTTTATAATTAGTTTCATTTTGTTCATTATATGTTTTAAGTTTGGTTTCAAATATTTGACGTTTTTGTTTATCATCAACTTTATTAGATATTGTGAGGAAACCTTTAAATTTCCCTAGTTCATTGACAATCATGCAAACAGTATCATTGGATCCATACATTTCAAACATTGTATCCCTCGTCTTCTCTTTTTCCCCTTGTATAACCAATATTTCTGTATGCATGATATATAATTAAACAATCTTTCAATGATCCTTCGTGTACGGTAAATGTTTTATTACTTTTAAATGAAATACTCACAGTCCAATCATTAATAAATTTAGTTATATTAACAGATACTCTACTATTTCGTTGAATATATTTTTTAGTTTCATTATTTGTAGCTTCCATTGTTTCGTGTCCGTGTATTAAAATGTAATTTCAAAAATGTTTTTTTATCGCTTATTGCTTTATATCCATTATTTTCTTTTTTTTGTATTCCTTCTGAAAAATTAACTAGATATTTATCGCAAATTTCGCAAAATTCATCAGGATCTTTTATTTGTGTTCTTAATTTATTAGTAAATGTTTTAACAAAATTAAGCCAAGTATGAATACTTTTTTGTGGTCTAAGTGTATATGCTAAATCTAAAAATAATTCTTTAATAGGATCTTTATGAATCATTTTATCCACGCTCATATAAAAATTTTAATGCTGCCTTAACATGTTTACATAATCTATATGGAAATAAACTATGACTTTTACATTCACATGAATAATCTAAACTAATTGTATAATTCTCATCTTTACCTTGAACTTTGAACCATATTTTTTTTGCTTGACCTTCTTTTTTGATTAATATTGGTTTACCTTCTACATTTATTGTTATCCATTTATCTTCTTCCATCCCACACACATCACACATATTTTTTTAATTTAGGTTGTTTTTTAAGTATATATTCCCATTGAATTTCGGAAATTAATTCCTTATTTGCTACATTTATAAAACTCGGTCTTGAATATAATAATCTTGACCAGTCGTATCCATTCATTTTTGAAATATCTACTTTGTCAATCAAACTTGGATGCTTAATAATTAGTTTACCTATCGCATATCCATCCAATTCAGATAAAGGAACGATTGTTCCATCTTCAAACTTAATACATTCAACTTTAATTAGTTTCATGTTTATCGTCCGTAGGTAAATCTTCGCCCTGATAAATATATAAACCTAATCCGAATAATGCTATACATTTAACTAAACATCTTTGAATAGTTTTATTTACATCTGTTGATTTAATAGAGTCTTTAGGTATAGATGCATTAAAATTATTCATAATAGGTAGCCATTGAGATCGTGTTAATTCTTTTATTGTTACTGATACTTTAACCAATCCTCCAGTTATATTAATAAATGCAGGAAATCCCTTTTCAGTTTCATGTACTTCGAATGTTGCTTTATCATCAAATTGCAGAACTTCATCCCATACATCTGACCAGCTAGAATAATTAAATGTTCCCTTCTTAGTGATTTCTAGTTCTTTTCCCTTTAATTGTTCATATATATTTTCCATCTGTTACACCGTATGTAATAGATAAGGTAATAAGTATATATAAATGTTTCTATTTATAGAAATAAACTATACCACCAAATTATTTAAAAAATAGTGGTATAAAAATAAAAAAAATTAAATATTTTCTACAGTAGTTGTAGATTCTTCCTCGATAGCAATATCTTCTTCAGGAACTGCTTTCTTTTTCTTGATCCAAATTGCAACTTGAGGGCTACTATAGTGTGGTTGAGAATCATTAGTTCTAATTTGCTTATATGCTGGGAAATCAATATGTTCCTTTTTCTCCATCATTGCTCTATATATTAAATCCATAGCAACACTTACTTTCATTCTACAACCTAGGAATTGATCTCCTGTGTTTAATCCTTTTTTATTTTCTTTTTCCATTTTATTAACCATCTTCAAAACAACTACATCCACAGTATTCGCAATCTGTTTCATGTAGTTTTATTTTATTGTTACAATCGCAACACATTAAAACCATTATTCCACATCCTTTATAACTTCTACGAATTGAATGTTTGATAAACCTGCCATTGCTATGAATGTTTCAAATTGACATTCTGTATATGTTATTCTAATCAATTCAATAAATTTATTATTATCATCGTTATTATTTTGTCCAGGATAATATACATTATATTTTCGTCCTTCTTTTAATTGAGTAATCATTTTAAATCACCTAAACATAATTCTTTTAAAATATCCTTTAACTCCGTATTTGCATTTATATGATTTAATCCAGATTCATGAGTTTTTATATATTTTTCTAAAGCATTTTTAACTCTTACTGTACTAATACATTTATCAACAAATTCTTGATGATTTAAAGTAATTGTCTGATTCTCAAGACTTAACATAAATTTAGTATAATCTGGATCAGGAATAAATTCATTGTGTATGAACTCCACTGATACTGTTTTAAATTGTTTATAATCTTTTTCATCCATATTAGTCACCTTCCAGTTTTATTTCCTTAGGAAATGTTGCTTTATCCACAGTTTCAATTGTAACAAAGTCTAAGTTGCTTGTTTTAGCCATACTTTCAAAAGACGCAGTATCTACTGTTAAAAATAAATTATGCTCCGTAGCCCATTTAAATGCATCAGATTTATTATAATTTAGTGTTTTACTTGTTCTAACTCCAAGACCACCGAATAATTTTTTAACTCCAGTTTCCTTATATTCAGCTATTATTTCTTCAGATAATATTGTTTTAGTTTCTGAAATATCTTTATTTAATTCAATAATTATGTTAAATAAATATTGATTATCTTTATTAAATTGATCTTGTAATTTTTTTAATTCTGCCTTACTGTCTTCCAAATTACTTTGAAACACTTTTAATTCTTTAACTAATTCTTTATTTATCATTTTATTCTCCTTCATCTTCTTCTATATTTAAAAGTTCATATAAACTTATATAATGTGAATCTGAAATTTCTCCTTTAGATAAGTCCATTGCTTCTTGTGGTGAATTAAAAAAACCAGACATTATTTCTGAAATATTTTCATCAGCCCAGTCTAATTCTTCAAGTGCTGCATCTATTTTTTCTTTTATTGCTTCATCCATTTTAACACCGTTTTTGAACTTCTTCAAAGATTGAAGCCATATGTTCGACTTTATGTTTAACAATTCCTTCACTTAATTTTTTAGTTAATCCAAAAGTAATTTCTGCTACTATTTTATTCTCATCCTTGGATTCTTTAGAAACTAATGCATCATTTACTATTACAGAAACATCGCCTTTTTCATAAATAGTCGCTTCGTCAGGTACAGCTACAACTTTATAACCTAATTTTAAAAGTAGGTCGTGAAGTTCTTCATTTGTATTTATTTCGTTCATCATAGTATTACACCTTATGTAATATATAAAGTAACACTAATATATAAATGTATCTATATTTCGAGATTTGTAAATATTTATGAATATGTGCTGCGTTGAATATTCAGAATAAAAAAAGATATATACGGTGTATATACAAATACTAAAAAAATTATGAAAATAAACAATATAAATTGTTAAAATCATAATTCCAATGGAAATTGTGCTCGAATGGAAATCAAGGTTAAAAAAATACATATTTGTTATTATAATTATCATTTCCATATGAACTAAACGGGTATTTGACACCCTATAATTTCTACTGGAAAATAATATAGTAGTATAAAGAGGTAATCTCTCTATGTATATATATACACCATATATATCTTTTATTAGATACTCTTTTAGATTCAGAGAGTAGTTTTTTGTATATACAAGTTAACTAAATGTATATAACCTTTACAAAATGTAATAAAAAACGTAACATTTATATATTGACGTTATATACATTGTTATATATTGAAATAAAATCGGGTGTAATAAATGAATAAAAATGTGTGTAAATGTGAGGAAAGCCATGAGAGTTACAACTTCTATTAAAATAGATACTGAAATTCTTGCTCATTCAAAAATAAATCCTAATATAAAAAATTTAAGTGATTGGATTAATGAAATATATTTTGATAAATTTATGAGTGTTGAACTTGAAGAACGTAAAATAAAAGAATTAGAAGTTGAATTGATTAAACGAAAATCAAACGTGGATCAAATGAAATCTAATTTAAAAATAAATGAGCTACCTGAACATATAATTAATTGGATCAGACAAATAGCTTTACCACGAGTAAAACAAGGTAGAGATAAAACAGCATTACTAAGATTAATTAATCATGATTATGGTTTAGGAATTAATATGAGACAATTTAATTATTATTTAGATTTGTATAAGGTGAAAAATGACAAGGAATAAATCAATAAAATCAGAAGAATCTCTTCATCTATATCAAGATCAAGATAAATTTTTTAAAACTCATCCTGAATTAAATAAACATGAAGTTTTGAGGTTATCGTTAGATATTTGGATAAAAAAAGAATATAAAAATACTAAAATATCTGAACATGATGATGATGAATTTAAATTAACAGATATGCAAAGACAATTTTTAATTAATACAATTATTCCTAATATAATTAAAGTTGAATCAGGAGAAGAAACATATAGTGTTGAATCTATGTTAAATTTGTTTAATAATACATATACTTTAGATTTGAAATTAAAAGATTTTAAAATAATGCTTGATAAATTACGGGGTGAACTTAATGAATGAAATAGAATATGCAATTTTTAATGCTAAATTTCCAAAATTAGATATTAAAATAAAACAATTTAAACATAAACAAACTGGTGAAATAAGATTTTGTGTTATGGAGATTAATTCAACTTTTTATATATTTGATGGATCTGAATGGGAACTGCAAGATGATTTTATTCTTGAAGGAACTGAACGAATACGAGAACATATTATTAGAGAGTTGAAAAAATGAAAGTTGAAACTCAAGTTAGATGTGATGAGTGTATGAGTTGCGGAAATAAAGAAGATTTAACAGCTCATCATGCGATCCCTAGAAGAATGAATCCAAACTATAATGCAACAGTTACAGTTTGTAGAACATGTCACGATTTAATACATAGTGATGACGTTGAAGGTCTGAAAGGAATGTTATACAAAGGACAAAGAATGCTAAGAAATGCCTATGCTGCAATATCTAATTTTAATATTAATTCCGCATTAAATAAAATAAAAAACAGGTGATAATATGAAACATGAAGAAATATATACATTTACACGAGATGAAGTAATTAAGGCTGTTATGAAATATTATAATCTTTCAACTAATGTAAAAGAGGAGTTAGATTTAAATTTATTTGCAGAAGGTTTGATAATCAGTAAAAAAATTCATAATCTACAGGTAAAACGATGAGTAAATTATTATTAATAGGATTATATATTTCAGGTTTGATAATGGGTTATTTTTGTGAAACTAATTTAGATATTATTGGTTGCATTGTATTTTATATAGTTGGTTTTTATATCGGTGAATGGATATATTATCTTAAGAGAAAAAAATGAATGATGAATTATCATGGTGTGCGGAGTGTCAAATTATGACTATATCTATTCGTAAAGCTAGAGCTTTATTTATTTGTTCAAAATGCGGGAATGATAAAACTTTGAGTGATGTATTTCAATCAGAGTTAACTTTTCCGTAACATTTATATATGGAGTGTTATTTATTATATTACAGGTGATATTATGTCGAAAAAAATATTAATTGAAATGACTGACGAAGAAAACGATATTGTTAAAGCATTTAAAGAAAAACACGAACTTGCTTCTAAAGACGTTGCTATCAGAAAAATCATAAGATCTTACAATGAATAAACGTCAAATATATGAACGAATTAATAAAAATATTTCTCTAATCAGAATTAGCAATCGTAAAACTAACTGTTTACGTTGGGGTTCTAATGAAACTGATGATCATATTAGAGTTAAACTTGAAGTTTGTAAACTATTAAAACGTGCAGGTTGTGATTTTATCACAGAAGCTATATTTACTAATGGTTTAAGAGCAGATTGTGTTGATCTTTTTAACGGTGTAGTTTATGAAATTTATGATAGTGAAGGTCAAGACAGTATAGATCGTAAAAAAACAGATTATCCTTTGACAGTTATCGCAATTTCTGCAAAATCTACTATTTCTCAGATAACTAAAATTCTTGGTTATTAATTTATCCCAAAAAATCGTAACGTTTATATATAAGTATTACCTTATCTATTACATAAGGTGTAATAAATGATAAGGGAAACTAGTATGATGAGTTATAATAACTTACCTCAAATGGGTGAAGATCAATTAAAAGTATTCACGACATTGAAGAAATTGAAAAGTGCTACTGATTCAGAACTTGCTTTTAATTTAGGTTTTAGTGATCCTAATAAAGTAAGACCTAGACGTAAAGAATTATTTGATCAAGGACTAGTTATTGAAGATTGTAGGCGAATTTGTAGTATTACTAAACGGACTGTTATTTCTTGGAAATTAATTTCTGAAGGCGCAAAGATTATTTCTCCTGAATCTATTAGTTTAAGTTTAACTGAATTAAATAATTTGTTTAGTAAGTTAAAGAAAGCTAATTCTTTTCAGTTAGATAGAATCATAAATGAAATTGATCAAATAAAACAAGGTGTTTGAAGTGGATTATACTTTTTATGAATTTTGTAGAAATGTTTTAGAACTTAAAGATGATGTGCTTATAACTAAAAGTCATTGGACTGCTTATTTGGAATATGAGAAAACTAATTTTGAAAAAGCTGTAGCTAATGAAGATTTTGATGCAATAAATAAATCAATAGATCGTACTAGTAACATGATTGATGAATTATTAATTAATAAGGATGATTGAAATGGCAAAAGAAAAATTACAATGGAAATGTACTTGTAAAATATGTAAGACTAAATTTTTAACTTCACATTCAGGTAGGAAAAGTTGTTATACTTGTACAAAACCTACTGCGGTGGCTTCATAATGGCATTAAATAAAGATATATTGGAATTAATTTATAAATTTTTAAATAAAACTTTAGGTTTTAATTCAGATGTAGCAAATAGATTGATGCTTGCTGTTGAAACTGAACATGATAAAATTATAGCGGAAGAAGTATCCAAAGCATTAGGTGGAGACGAAAAATGAGATGGAACGATTATGGTGAAAGTAGTTTAACTATAGCATCAGTTAAAATGAAAATATTAAAAGAGAATCCTTGCATACCTTTGGATCCAAGTGATTTTGTAAGATGTATTCATTTACTTGAATGTATGGGATTCAATCCATTATCAAAAGATGCTAAATATTTAATTCAATCAACTGCAATATGTTATCCTATTTGGAGAAAAATATATACTAATTGGAATAACTTAGTTAAATTATATTTAGAAGAAAAAGAATATGCATCCGCACCTAGATTATATAAATTATTACAAGAGTGTGGAAAATAACTTTGTATAATCAATATGAAGATTTACTTATAAATAAAAGGTGAAAAGAAAATGCCAATGTATTATCCAGATTTGGAAAGTGTAAAAAAATGTTGTATAGTTATGTCTGAACATAATGGTGAGAGAAAATATACTGGAATAATTCCTGAAACTGAAGATGATTTAATTCAAGCTAGAAAAGAGTTAGCTTCTTATTTCAGATTAGTATGGCATGATAATATTGCAGCTATTGAAGTTGAACAAGCAGTAACAAAAGAAAACTATGAAGAGAAATTATCTTGTGGAATGATGTTGGATTTTGCTAATGCTTTAAGGTGAAAGAATATGAAAACAACAGGATGGCTAACGATTAATAATCGTGGAGCAATGAAATTAACAAAAAATCAACCAGGTTTAGACTGGAACGAAGTAAGTGTAAAACTAGATGTAGATTTACCGAATGAATTATTTAATAGACCTAGACTTCAAGCAAGTATAAAAATACCTTCTGAAGCAGTTGGTCCTGATGTGATTAATTCTACTGTAGTTGAAGATTGCAAAGATGCTATAAAATCTGTTACTGGTCTTGAAATGAAAATTACTGTAATTAAAGAGGAGGAAGACAAAGATGTATGTGATATTAAAAAATAATGAACAAATTTTAATGGAAAGTTCAAAACAAAAAGTTAATGTTACAGTTGATTATGATGGTAATATTTACTTACTAGATCCTGTATCTAAAGATATAAAAACAGTAAATAATGCTTTATTAGATGAACAAATTAAAGAAATTATTGATAAAGCTATAGAACATGGTTGGGAGGAAAATAGATTTGATGAAATGAAATCATTTCTAAAAGAACTTATACCAAAAGCAAGTGCAGCTTTAAAAGTTGATCCAAATAAATTATTTGGACTTATGAGAAGTGAGTGTGATTATTCAGCTATTAATTATTTTCAACAGTCTAATTTTCATAATTTTAAAGAATCTGAAGATTACACAAAAAAAATATCTGAATTAAATAAATTCATTTATGATTTAAAAAATAAACATAACAAAGAACTCGTTAAAATTCAAAAAGAATTAACTGCTGCAAAAAATATTAAAGTAGATAAATGTGAAGTTAAAGCCCATGTGGAATATGATTTTGATTGTAATGTTAATTGTCCTCATTGTGATTCTTATGAAGAAATTGATTTAACTGATTATGATCATGATGGAGATACTGAAACAATTAATGAATGTGATAAATGTGGCAAATATTTTAATGTAATTATTACACGGTAAATAACGAGTCGACGATGATGGAACAAAAAGAAATTAATAAAATCATGTCAGAGTATGGAGATTTATGCACAAAAGGATATGAAAAAGCTGCAGAATCTGATAATTTAGTTTTAGATAAACTTAGACAAATAAATAATAAATTAGTTGATGAATTAATTGAAGTTATGAATGAGGACGAGGTTACTCCTGGAACTTTAGTATTAATTGATAAGGAGCCTAATTTTGAAGCTGATTGTGATGAATATGAATATTTAGGTAGACGTTGGGTCAATCAACATACAGGATATGAAGCTGATGATTTTTATGGTGAAATTTATTATGAAATAATCCCTAAGAAATTATTTTTAATGGTAGATTTTAGTTGTTAAGCGGTGAATGAAATGGAAATTGAAAATTATCACATAGCAAGAAAAACTAAATATTTTGGTTATTTAGTTCAAGTAGTAGATATAACTACATTAGGTACAGAATTGTACTGTTATAGAATTAAATTTGAAGATGGTTGGCACACATTTACAGGAGCTCCAAATAAAACTTATACTGCACGAGCTGCTTTAAAGAGAGCATGGTATAGATGTAAATGGTGGAGTGAAGGTAATCATCCTTATAATTAAGAGGTCAAAATGAAAATGTCAATAACAGATGAAGCAAGACGAAGATTTAAAGAAAGTGGTATAATATATAAAAATATTACTAGGCAAGATATTGTAATGTTAGAAAATTGTATAAGAGCTGCGTTAGAAAATCATACTGGTTTAACTATGCGATTATCTAAAATTGTTCATTTTAAAGAGGATGCTACTGGATTTATTGGTTGTAATCTTTATGTTAATGGGAATTATTTTAAAAGAAGACAATCTATAAGTTTTGAGAGTTATGAATGGATAGGTTTTTCAGGTTGGGCTAGTACTAATAACACTCAGGTATTTGTCCAAGCTTTTGATATGTGGTTATATCTTATGATTAAAAGATATGGATTAAAGGTTTAGTTATAACTGGAGATGACAATGAATATCAAACAAATATTAAAAATAAAAATTAATCAAATAAAATCCGAGATTAAACAATATGGCGAGACTCCTCAGAGAATCAAGGATTTAAAAGAATTGCAAAATGAGTTGCATTTAAACAGGTGAAAAAATGACAAGTTGTTTAACTAAAACTAATAAAGAAGATTTACTAAAATTAAAAGGTTTCAAAAAAGAAGAAGGCTTTTGTATGGATTACGATAAACCTGAAGATGATAATTTATTAAGCATATTTATCACAAAAGAAGAATGGATTGAAAAAACGATGGCAGGTTGTAAAACATATTACTGGAATGGTAGAGCTGAAAGAATGTTAGATTTTAATGAAGCATGGGAATATTTATCTGAAGATCTATGGGATGAATTTGGTTCTGACAATGAAGGACATTTTGAAAATGAATGTTTAAAATTATTAAAATAACTTCGTACAATCTGTGTGAAGCTTTGCTTATAAAGGAGTGATAAGAAATGAATTTAATTTGTAAATTATTTGGTCATGATTGGATTTTTCCATCACGTAGAATTTTTGGAAGTTATAAAGAACGAATAAAATCAATAAGCGAATCAGATTATAGATGCAGACGCTGTGGTACTATTAGAGATGAATGAAATGGAAACAACTAAAGTGCATAAATTTATTGTATATGCTTACGGAATTAATGATCAAAATAATTCTAGTAATATATATGTACAGAACATTATAGATGAGATTGGTGATGATTTGATTATTCATTCATATCATGATAAATCTATAGAAATTGATGAGATTGGTGATGATCATCCTTTAAATAACAAATTAGCTACAATGCAGGATTTTGAGAAATATATGGATCCAGAACTACAAAAATTATTTCAAGAAGCAAAAATTGCTAATGAACGATTAAAAAAATATAAACAAGAAAAAGTATTGGAATAACTTTGTACAATCTTTGTTGTCCGAAGGTTTACTTATAAATGAGGAAGAAAATGATAAAACGATGCAAAGATTTACCTAAACATTACGAAGAAGATGCTAATAGTATTATAGAATCTGAATATTATAAAGAATTTAATGATCCTGTAATTGTAGAAAGAGAATTATTTAATGAATTAACATCAGAAGAAGCAAAACATGAAAGAATTATATTAGAAAAAACAATTAAAAAAAGTGAAGCATTAGAAGCTTTAGATAAATTATTTACTTATCTAAATAGACCTAAAAAGATTAATGGAATAATTAATTAACTTCGTACAATCTGTGCGAATAAATGGAGGAAATAAAAATGACAACAATTGATGAAAAATTTAGTTTAAATGAATTAGAATCTGAATTGAATGTAGCTTTAAAAGATAAGGCATATAAACGTTATATTATGTTTGCCACTGTTTATTCGGAAAGGCATAATAATTCAGAAGCTCATTTTAATTTATTATATAATCAATATAAATTCTGTCATCCTGAACAATTTAATAAAGCAGGTAACTACAATGATATAGTGTAATAAATTATATTAACATGTAATGCTTATAAATAGATGTGTGCTAAATTTCAAATAGGTAAAACCAATGACGACAATCGATGATAAAATAGATATTAAAGAATTAGGGCATAAATTAAAAATTGCATATGATACTGGCATATACCCTGCTTATGTTACTAATGCTTTAAAATATGCAAGTTTCCATAAAAGTTATGCTTATTTTGATGTGTTATGTGAAGAATATCAAAATAAACATCCTGCTCAATTTGATGAAAATGGTGTATACAAATGAACTCCGTTTCTTATATTTCAGGTTGTAAAGGAAAAACTATTGACTCTAAAGTAACGAATCCAAATCCAATTTCTAAACCATTTGAAACTAATTTCTGTGTATCTACTTCAATTTGTACGTATAGATATTTACATGATGACAAACAATTCTGTTTACATAATACTCCTGATAAAGATTTGCCTTATGATAGTTTGGTTAAATTAAATAAAGATATTTTATATTACTCTGGTGTGACAGATAAAAACACAAAATAAAAGTGGTGTGTGAAGATGAAATTTAAAAAAAGTATGAATATAACATTAAATGATTTAATTAACAAACAATATGTTCCTAGTAAGAAACAGTCTGAATATGGTTATGAAACTTATAATAATGGTAAATATATGCTTATTCTTAAACCTACTAGTGGTATTAATTTTGATCTTGCTGCAGGTATTGTTATGACTCGTGCTATGAAACATTACGAAAAGTATGTTGGTGGTAAATATGAAAACTAAATTTGAATTATTATTGGATCATGTCGAAGAGATGTCTGAATGCCATTTAGATGAAGTTGGTGCTTCAGGTTATGGTTTTGAATTTTTGAAAGAAGAGATCGAATATTTAAGAAATTATTATAAACAACAAATAGCAGGATTGATTTTACTATTAAAAGATAGTGCTAAACAAGATGATCTGATTTCCAGAGAATATATTATTGAAAAACTATCAATGATTGAAACTGGCGGAATTAACTTTCATCCATGCATTAAAAAAGCAGTAGGGATTAAAACAAATACAATATTAGATGAGAACTAAACAATGAAAGATAAAGAATTAAGATCTAAACTATCTAGATTACAAACAAGAGCATATAATTTACATGCAGACTTATCTAATTTACTTAGAGAATTAGATTTGGAGAAAAATAATGAAAAAACAAATAAAAATTAAATTCAAAGCAGGTCATACACATATATTAGAATTTGGCGATGATGTTGAATGTATCAAAGTATGTGATGATGTAGTTTATCTATCCAAAAGGGAAGATACAGAGATTAAATCTATAGAGTCTTTAAATGTTCATTCCTCGAAAGGAAATGCTATTGCTAAAATAACTGATAGTGGAATGTAATATATTTTATTATGTAACAGGGATGTAACAGTTAGCTTTAAATAAGAGTTATATTAATTATTATACTAGAGTACATATTAAACGTAACAAAGGTATTAAATGAAAGCAGTTAAATTAAAATTAGAGTGTCCTGGTTGTGATAATATTATTAATAAGACATGTCCTATTCTTGCAAACAGTAAAGGATTTCAAATACATTCAGGAGATACGCAATGTGGCTGTGGACGTAGAAGTAATTTTAAAATACTTAATTTGTCTATTCAAGAAATGTATGAGGTGAAAAATGGTAAAAAATCCAAATAAAACTCCTTATGATCCGAACAAACCCTTACAAAAACGTACTAAGGAGGCTCAACATGTATTTATCAAGCATTACGCTGTAAATCGTAATATAAGTGCAGCTTGTGAACATGCGAAAGTAAGTCGTACTGTTTATTATGAATGGCTTTCTAAATTTCCAAAATTCAAACAGAAGTGTCAAGATGTTATAGATAAGTTTGATGATATAATTGAAGATGGATTATTTCATTATGCTAAGGCAAAGAATCCTGATATACTTAAATTTCTTGCAAAACATAGACTTTCTAAACGAGGATATACTGAAAAGCAAGAAGTTGAACATTCTGGTGAGATTGCAACTAAAGCATATATTGGTTTTAGTCCTGATGAATGGGATGAGGAGACTAAATGATTTATTTGAGAAAAGATGGATATATTTATGTTAGTATTAATGGTAAATCTATTAAAGAACATAGATATATTATGGCTCAACATTTAGGTAGGGAATTAACGGTTAATGAAATTGTTCATCACATTAATGGTATTAAAACTGATAATAGCTTAGATAATTTAAAACTTATGTCTGCTGAAGAACGTGGATCAATCCATAGTGGTTGTAAACGTACTTCAAAAAATTATAATCCTGCAAATAAATTATCTTCTGAAATTGTAATTAAATTGTTAAATTTGCGAACTAAGGGTTTAAATTATAGTGCTATTGGTCGTGAATTAAATATATCTGATGTGACTGTTCGAAAATATGTTTTAAATAATTCTTCTGATTCTTAATATATTTCCTGTGGAACTATCTTTTTATTTATATATACTTATAAGTCTATTTTTTTATTTTCTAAATCTACTGTGGACAAAGTTCCATTTCTCCATAGGCAATGACCTAAAATTTCATGTGCAACTTTTAATCACTATTATATATTTATCCCACTTAATCGTAACATTTATATATAACTATAACAATACATATTACATAAGGTGTAATAAATGGAACATATAAGGAAATCAAATAATGGATTAATATTCACAAACAAATTAAAGGGAATAGAAGTAGAATCTACTAAAAATGTTAAACTATTTAAT